GTCTCGTTGGGGTCGCATTGATAACTTGTACGGTTTGACTTCGATTGATGATTGCATTGCGGTCTATAACCATATTTTGGACGGGCTTGGGCTTCCCAGGTTCACTAAATGCACCAAGTATCTTTATTTTCAAGGTAAGGATGGCAAGCACGTTAATAAAACTGCTGACGGTGCAATCATCAAGCATATCGATTTTACGCGCAACCTCGCTGTAGGCTTGGGGAATGAGCGCCCATTCTTGAAAGCACTTAGTACGCAATCATTAGGCCGGTCAATTTCCCCTTTTTTATTTCCCGATGAAAATACGGTTGAATGGTACGGCGCGAACGTTCAAAAGAATGGCTCAACCTATCGTTATATCAAGGTTTACACGAAAACCGCTGACTTGCTCCGCAATCAGCGCAAGCTTTGCAAGGATGTCAATGACGATGATTTACAGTATTTCGATGATTTATTGCAATTCACTGTTACCAATGGAGTTGTCAGGGAGGAGCACAGTTTTAAAAGAGAATATTTACACCGGCATGATTTATTTGCGTATGGCTTATTTGATGAAAGCCAATTTAACGAAGAATTGCAGGTAATTACTGAACTTAGAAAACGTTTGGAGGTGTCCAACATGAAATATCAAACTATTGCTGATCAGCTCTTGGAAGAGGGCATTTGTAAAAGCCGCCAATCGGCCAACTCTACTCAAATGTATTACACCATGTGGATGCATGGTGAATATTTGGATAAAACCAAAAGCCAATTTCGGGAACATAAAGCTCGTTTATTACATATCGGTATAGATATTAGCCAAAAGCTGGACATAACCCGCGCACCTTTGCGCCTTAAATCTTCCGATATTATTGAAGTCAATATGATCGCGCCGCCTTCCTGGTACCGTCATCCAACTATTCCAACTTTACCCACTCCACTCAAACCACAATTAAGGCTAGTAGCCTAAAGGACATTAAAAAATGGCAATTAATTTAGAAATTATAGAAGTTGTTGAAGATATTGATCCCACTACCAGACAGCCCCGTTTACGGGCAAGGGTTCGTGAATTAAAACCGCGTACTCATCTGGTTAATTTAAAAAATTGTGATGCTGCCCAGATACAGATTTTTCAACAGAATGTGGGTGGCATTCTTTCTGTTCCTGCTCGCGAGATGCTTATGGATGGTCGATTCATGATCTCTATTGCTGCAACTGATGACGAGTTTTTTGTGATTCGTCCTCCTGAGCCTGTCCAGGTTTCAACTGTGATTGAAATTACACCGTCAGATGCTTCCGAATCTTCCCAGGCTTCCTTTGTGACTGAAATTCCATCAGCCGATTCAAAACCGTCTGATAAATCCCACCTAAGAAGGGCGGGGTAAACCATGACATTGGATTCCGTCTTTTACATGCTTGAGGCTGGCTTTATGGCCTTGTGCTTTTGTCTGGGCTTTCTTGCGGGGCTCTGGCTGTTATGACGGAATCAGATGTGGCCGACATGGTGGGCCATCTCCTGGGTTCGTTCGGCCTGGGTATGGCTCTCTCTGTCATTCTTCGCGTGTTTCGCCGTGCTGCGGGACTCGCTCGTTAATTTTTTTCTGAAACTTTTAAGCTATTTAAGGAATTTTTTATGAATAGAACAAAAAAATTACAACTTGCCGCTATTGCTGCCGGTTCTGTTGTCTCTGGCTTCGCTTCTGCTGCCTTACCAGCGGGTGCTACTGCGGCTTTTACCGCGCTTGAAACTGATGGTTTAGCGTTAATTGATGCCGCTTGGCCTGTCGTCACCGCGTTGACAGTCGGATTCATCATTATCGGTCTGTTCAAAAAAGCCGCTAACAAAGCGGTTTAGTCTCCAGGTGGGGGTTTCGGCTCCCGCTTTCCTATTTTTCTGTTACTTGTAACGGTTAATCAAATGATATTAATAAAATCTTTATTTTTGCTTTTCTTAATTTCATTTTCAACTTCTTCTTTTGCTGTTTCTTGGTATTCAACTTTACAACAAGCTTTTGATAATTGTCAGGCGTACATAGCGGGGCAAAATTCCAATATTTATAACGCTCCTCCTTATCGCGTTCCTACTGCGCAAGATTTTTCGTGCGTTTTTCCTGATCCTTTTGGTGTTTGTGGTTCCCAGTGTTACGCCGCAACGTCTGCTAATTATCCGACCATGAATCGTGGCTGGTATGGTTCTACTACTCCTGTTATTTGTACTGCTCCGCAAGTTAAAAATACCTCTACAGGTCTTTGTCAGACACCTCCTGCTTGTACTTCCGGTACTTATTACGATAATCCTTCTAATTCTTGTAAATCGTTACCTGAATGTACTAACAATCAGAATCCTTTAACGTCTAATTGTGTTTTTCCAAAATCTAAAGGATTGGGTATTAATTGCGCTAATGGAACTACTGTCTACGTTCCTTCTGTTTGCCCTCCTACCGGTTCACGTTGGCAGGATGTTTTTCCAGCGTCAAAACCGATGTGCGGTCCATTAGATACAGATCATACCAACTGTACCCCGCTTCTTTTTCAGGCGTTTGATGATTTTGCTTCATCTCATGCGATTCAATACGCTACGGCTGTATTGGCTTTGTTGTCTATTCCGGAATTGGCGTTTGCTCCTGAAATTGCTGGTGTTATCGGTGGTGTTGCGGTTGAGGCCAGGGCAGTCTGGGATGGCGTTTTTCATAATTCAGCTGGGGAAGTGGTTGATGTTAAAGTTCAAGGTGATATTCCTAAAAGTGTTATGGGTGATGCGCTAACTGATTATTTTAAAAAAAATCCGACCGCGCCTTATACTTCACAATTTCCAGAAGCGTACAATCAAGCGGCTCCGCAAGCTCCTATTGTGGTTGAGCCAAATACCGGCGTTGTCCATCCGGTAAATTCCACGGTTCCTCTATCGCCTAATCAGGTTTGGGACGCTGCCAAACAACTCTCCCCAACGGCTACGATACCTTACACTCAATTAGCACCTTATATTACGCCTGAGCGTATTCCGTGGGTTGCTGAGTCGGCTCCCTCGATGACGTATGACATTGCTAATCAACAAGCACCCGTCAATTATCCCCAATGGACCAGGACAACTAGCCCTTTGCAAAGCAGTTCGCCTTATTATCAGGTTTCGCCCAATCCTTTGGTGACTCCTGTTCCTTTTTTGCCGTCAACGCCTCAATCCATCACCGGTATTCAACCGATACCGTTTACGCCGCTGTCACCGGCTCCTATTCCCGCACCGGCTCTCACGCCGACAACTCAGCCACCCGCTAACTACAATCCGAATCCTACGGGATCTGATACCCCTGTATCTAATAACATGCCTGTACCTGATCCAGAAACGCCGATTGATCCAAATCTAGCCGAGATACCACCAGTTCCGCCTGATTTTTATCCGGACACGTACAAGTATTTTGATTGGATGCCGATGAAAAATCCGCTTTCGTTTGATGTGCGCGATTACCTACCTTCATTGCCCGAACCCACTTGTTATTATGAAGTGCATTCGACTTTTCATGTTCCGTTTTTAGGTATTAAACATCTGGATGTAGCACCTTGTGTGCCGCTCCAGCCTCTTCGTACCGTCCTGGCTTGGGTGTTTAGTGTTGTCACCATCATGGCCTGTTTTTTCATTATTTTCAGGAGTAGTTTCTAATGTCAGTTTTATTAGGTCTTTTAATGAACTTCCTGGCTAAATTGTTCAGCCAGGCTTTTTTACATGCCGCTTTCAAAATGGCGATTACTGGCGCCTTTATTGGCCTGATGGTGGCCGCTATTTATGCCTATGTCGCCGCTTATTCCACGATCGTTAATGGTATTGGTCAAACCGTTCCCGAGATTGTTAACGGGGTCTGGGGTTGGGTTATGCCTAGTAATATAAACGCCTGCATTTTTGCCATTTTCTCTTGTGTTTTGTTGCGGTTTGTCACAAAACAATATTTCTTGTTCATGAATGCCCGTTTTCGCGCCGCTATTAGTAACTAACCGTCTATGTGAATCATGCCTCGATATCCCAATTTTCGGATTGCTGTATATGCTCGATCTAGGCTGGTGTAGATCTTGTTTTCCTGGCTGCGGCTGGAATTTTTGAGAACGCCGTCAATGCTTCCCATCATCTCTTCATAGGGAGTGGTTCCGTATCCATACGCCCAGATTTCCCATTGTGGAGGGTATGATTCCTCGGGTCGATCTAGTCGCGGTCTGTTGGCATTGTACAAAACGATATTAGCTATCATGGTGCGGTTAGCATAGGCCTTTAGTTCTTCGTTAGTCATGGTTGCGTCTCCGTTTAAGTTGAGACTATTATCTAACAAAGTTATAACTATGTCAACACAAAGTTAATAGAATGTATTGATAAGTTAAAGCGCGGCGGCCTTCAGGTTTTTGTTTTGTATGAGGCATTACAAAATGCCAGTGAGGTACAGTGTCTATTGATAGATTTCGGGTTAGGGATGATGCTTAGGCTTTTAGTTGTTCTTTATTTTTCTAACTCTGCCGGGCGTGTTATTGCCCGGCGTTCTGGGTATGCCCCTCGGAGTCGGTCGGTCGGTCGCAGTGACTCGTAAACCAATGAGCTGTTTTTTAGTCAAGGACGCGCATGCTTTTCGCGCGTTCACTTTATCCTTTACTCAAAAATGCCATTGGTTAGAGTCGTACTGTGATTGATTGCCGAGTTTGAGGGAGTATTCGCAGGTTGTCGGGGATATGCTCTGAGGATGAGGGAGGGAGGGAGCATCTAAATAAAAGCCGTGGCAAACCCATACAACGAAACTGATCAAGCCGTTAGCGCCAGTGAATGGGTTTTTTGTGCGTATCATCGGGCCAGACAAAGTAGGCCGCCGCGCTGCATGTTTATTTTTTTAATTACAAATGAGGTTTTATGCCAGGTTGGATTATTCAAGGCGTTAGGGGTGAGGGTAAATCTCTTGCCGCTGTCGCTAAAATCAAAGAATACATGATGCAGGGCAGGCCGGTTGCTACTAACCTGACCTTGTACCTGGATAAATTTCTACCGCCTGATAACGCTACTATTGCCTATCGTTTGCCTGATCATCCGAGGCTTGTAGATTTTCAAATGCTTCCCCCAGCTTATGATCCCAAATACAAAGGCGAGGATAAAAACGGACTCCTGGTGCTTGACGAGCTGGGAACCTGGATGAATAGCCGTTCTTGGAACAATAAGGATCGTTTAGAACTGCTTAACTGGCTCTTTCTAAGCCGTAAAGATCACTGGGATCTGATTTTGCTTGCCCAGGATCATGAAATGATCGACGCGCAGGTGAGAACAACCTTATGTGATTACTTGGTGCAAGCTTCACGCCTGGACCGGCAAAAAATACCATATTTAGCGCCCATTATGGGATTTTTGGGCTTCAATCAATTCATGCCCCGTGTGCATCGATATCATGTCTATTACGGCCTTTCCACGGCTCAACCACCCGTAGAAACCTGGACGTTTACCGGCAAGGATTTCTACGATGGTTATGACACCAACCAGAAATTCAGTAACGGTATGGAAGCCTTGGGGGGTACGTTGGTCGATATGAGGGCGCCGTACTCTTACATTCCGGCCAATTATCTGTCTCGCCATGTTTTTATTGAGCGCATTCAAAAGCAAATACAGCATTTAAAAGACCTTACGCCTTTAACCTTTGAAACCGAAACTGAAACTATGGCAAAAAAATCCCTTAGCAAAGAATCACAATATGCAAAAATCGGCTTGCTTATCGTTGCCCTGGTCGTCTTCCTTGGTTGGCGGTTTGCTTCGGGCGGATTTGCCTTGCCAAAGTCGTCTGCTGCTTCTCAGTCGACAACGCCCGTTCCTGCTGCATCAGCTCCAGCACCTGCTCAAGTGCCAGCGGCTACAGTATCAACCCCTGTTGCTAATGAAAATGTCACTTACAAAGCCATTCAAAAAAATGATTTCATCGAAAACCTGTTGAAAATGTATCGTCCTAGGTTGTCGACTACGGCGTATTCGTCCGAGCTAGGCATTGTTGGTACTATTGATTTTTATGATAATTTCGAGCTGATTGAGTCCTATACCGTCAAAGAGCTGCATGCTTTCGGTGTAACCTTGCTTCGCAAGCCTTATGGCGTGGATCTCGTTTATGAAGGCAAAACCTTCGTTGTTTCTTCCTGGAAGATTCCTCATGCACCTGAACCTAGTGCGCCTTCAGCCGCAACTCCTCAACCTTTAGCTTCTGTTTCTAACAGCATTGTTAATTAACGTAACAAGTAACAAAAAAGCTTGAC